GTTCTACTTTGCGGCTTATAAAATTGCTAAAAATTGCCATTTTTAAAAATTAAAAAAATGAGGGAAGGGGCTTATTATGCCCCCTCCCTCTGTTTATTTGACCAAATGCCTAAACACTCTCTACATTCCCATAGTTTGATTCTTTCAGAAGAACCGATATAAAACGCTTGCATACGCTTTGCTATTGTTTTTTCAAAGCAATACGGACACTTTTGTTTTAAAGCCATTACTTATCGCCTTTTTCGTTCATTAAACGCTTCATGTATTCTTCTACACTTTCTTCGGTAATATTAGTAGCACCGAATGCAGCAAAGAATAAAAGCATTAGAATGACGATAAATATAAACATGCCGAACCATTCCCAACCTGTCATTACCATTCCACCTCCAAATCTTTATGTGTTTCTTTTTCTATTGAAAACGCCTTAACAAACCCATTATCTTGACCATATCTCCAAAGGTCATAAACTAATTGAGTGTCTTTCATACAATACTCTACTACTTCATCATACTGACCCATTTTCCACAATTTAGGAGCGTCTGCACTATCCATTAATTTAAAATCATCCATAGTGCATTTTACTAAATTCTTTAATTGAAACCGTTCTCCATGTTCTTTTAACAAGATTTTACTGGTATCAATATACTTTTTTTCAGATAAATATTTTCTGATACAAAATATATCTAATGAATCTCTAAGTATGGGTAAATCAAAAGCCGCAATATTATGACCTAATAATAATCCGCCTTTTTCAAAGTGGTCATCTAAATCATACTTTAACTCTCTTAGCGTTTTGATGATATGTCCCGATTTAGCAAATGATGTAACTGGTTCGTCTACATAGACTGTTCCTGTTTTACCATCCCAAGTAGCGACAGTAGAAACTTGAAACATATGAGTATTTGCAAAGCCACCGATTTCATAAGACATATTTTTAGTCTCAATATCTAGTGCTAATACATTAGACATACTAATCATTCCTTAGTTCCATTACTCCAAAGTTTGCTAATTTTTTCTTCTTCCTTGTTTACCTTTGGTTCG